TACAGTTAAAGCAGACGATCCGCCAATCTTTGGTTATGGCGATGTTATGCTTGATTATAAAGGACAGTCTATTCTTGGTGAAATTAAAACAATGCCAAATGATGGTTTTGAATATAAAAAAGCAAGCAGGAAACCTAAAGGTGGACACTTAATGCAGTTGCTTATTTATATGAAAATATTAAAGAAAGATAAAGGCGTTTTAATTTATGAAAACAAAAACAATCATGAACTATTAACTTTACCAGTACGTGTTAATGATGAATATCGTAAATGGATTGATTACGCATTTGACTGGATGAGACAAGTTCGTAAGGCTTGGACAGATAGAGACATTCCAGTTAAAACATATAGGTCTAACTCTAAAATCTGTAAAGGTTGCCCTATTCAAAAAGCCTGTGCAGAGGCAGAAGTAGGGGTTCTTAAAATCAAACCTCTTGAGGGGCTTAGTGAAACTTTGTGAAAAGTGTAATAATGCTTTTAACCCCAATGTAAGTTATCAAATTTACTGCGGGGTAGAGTGTAGAGACGCTGCCACAAAAGATAAAATTGTAGAACGATATCAAATAACAAAAAGACAAAAACGAATTGGCAAAGTTAGAAAATGTTTTGGTGGATGTGGTCAGCAGTTGTCTATCTATAACGATTCTGGATTTTGCTCTAACTGTAATGTAAGTAAAAAAGAAGTAGACAAAATGTTAAAACAAATAAAAGGATTTTTTGATTATGAGCAAGAATAAGTGGGGCATAGAAGTTCAACCTAAAAACATTTGTGCTATTGATGCTAGTACTAATAGTCTTGCATTTGCTTTTTATGTAAACAAAAACCTTGGAGATATTGGTAAAATAAAATTTGAAGGTAATGATATTTATGATAAGGTCGCTGATGCTTGTAAAAAATCTAAGGCTTTGTTTGAATATTTTAAATCAGTAGATGCAATTGTTATTGAACATACCGTCTACATGAACAGTCCTAAAACTGCTGCAGATTTAGCGTTGGTCCAGGGTGCGCTGCTTGGGGCTGCTAGTTTGTCTGGCATTGAGTCTTTTGGAAAGGTCTCACCAATTACCTGGCAAAATTATTTAGGTAATAAAAAATTAACAAAAGAAGAACAGTTAATTCTTAGATCGCAAAACCCTGGCAAGTCAGACTCATGGTATAAAACTTTTGAACGGCAGTTTAGAAAAGAAAGGACTATGAAATTAATTGAAATCATTTATGATAAAACTATTAGCGACAATGATGTTGCTGACGCTTGTGGTATCGGTCATTGGGCTATCAATAATTGGAATAAAGCAATAGGGGTTGACAAATAGTACTATGAGTGGTAAACTGTATAAGTCAGAGGTTTGGCTTCGTAAGAGATATCTTATGGATAAAAAATCTCCAGAAGAAATTGCTAGAGAATGCGGGGCAAGCGTAGAAACAATCTATGTTTATCTTGCAAAATTTGGATTAATGAAATCAAAAAGATGAAATTAGAGCCAGTGTATAAAGATGTAAAAAGTTTTAAGTGTGACGATTTATATCTTCATTCTATTAGTGCGCCTTCTGGTAAACAAATTTGGTCAACCTGTCATGGAATTGCACAAATGTTAATTGATAAAAATATTGCATATGGAGATTCTGCTTTAGATCCTGTTAGAATTTTTAGCAAGGCAGATCCAGTAGAACAACTTAGAGTTAGAATTGATGATAAGTTAAGCAGACTTATGAAAGGGACAGACTATGTTGGAGACAATGACATAGATGATCTTATTGGATATTTAGTATTGCTTAAAATAGCAAAGGAAAAAAATGACAACTGAAACAGATTTAATACAACATCTTGATGAAGTAAATAAAGTTGTAACAGAGTATCTTAAAGGTCAAGATCCAACAAAAATATCTAAAGAGTTAGACATTCCACGAGTTCGTGTTGTTGCATTAATTAATGAGTGGAAAGTTATGGCATCTGCCAATGATGCAATTCGTGCTCGTGCTAAAGAGGCTCTTGCCGCAGCAGATACACATTATAGTAAACTTATTTCTAAGTCCTATGAAGTTATTGATGAAGCATCAATGACAAATAATCTTAGCGCAAAGACTCAAGCAATTAAGTTGGTTATGGATATTGAAAAATCTAGAATTGAAATGTTGCAAAAGGCTGGTTTGTTAGAAAACAAAGAACTTGCAGAAGAGATGGTTCAAATTGAAAGACGTCAAGAAGTCTTAGTTGAAATTCTTAGGGAGATTGCTTCAACACACCCAGAGGTTCGTGATTTAATTATGCAACGCCTTTCTCAAATTGCTAAAGAAGGAGAAGTGATTACAATTGTCCACGATGTTCAATGACTTTCTTGAAGTACTAAAAGAAAATCATTTTGAAGAAAAGCCAGTAGACGCTAAAACATTTGTAGAGTCTTCTGACTATTTAGGACAACCACCCTTGTCTACAATTCAATATGACATTGTAGAGGCAATGAGCCAGGTATATAAAAAAGAAGATTTGCAAGAATTATATGGAGATGCTGAAGGGGCAAGGTACTATGAAAAATACACAAAACACGAAATCATCCTACAGTTGGGCAAAGGTTCTGGTAAAGATTTCACCTCTACTGTTGCTTGCGCTTATATTGTTTATAAGTTATTATGTCTCAAAGATCCTGCAAGATATTTCGGAAAACCAAGTGGAGATGCAATAGATTTAATTAACGTTGCTATTAACGCACAACAAGCAAAGAATGTATTCTTTAAAGGATTTAAAACAAAAATTGAAAAATCACCTTGGTTTGCAGGTAAGTATAATGCTAAAGCAGACTCAGTAGAATTTGATAAATCAATTACAGTTTATTCTGGTCACTCAGAAAGAGAATCGCATGAGGGTTTAAACTTATTGCTTGCAGTGCTTGACGAAATTTCTGGTTTTGCTAGTGAGGTTGGAACTGGTAATGAACAGGGCAAGACTGCAGAAAATATTTATAAAGCATTTCGTGGCTCTGTAGATTCTCGTTTCCCAGATCTTGGTAAAGTTGTATTGCTTTCATTTCCTCGCTATCAAGGAGACTTTATTTCTAAAAGATATGATGATGTGATTGCAGAAAAAGAAACTATTGAAAAAAAACACGTTTTTATTATGAATGAAAATTTACCACACGATGATCCAAACAATCAGTTTGAGATTAATTGGGAAGAAGACGACATAGTTTCATACAAAGTTCCAAAAATCTTAGCCCTTAAAAGACCTACTTGGGAAGTAAACCCTACTCGTAAAATAGATGATTTTAAACTAGCATTTTATACAGACTTAGGCGATGCTATGATGCGTTTTGCCTGTGTTCCAACATTTGCATCTGATGCGTTCTTTAAACAAAAAGAAAAGTTAGAAAAATGTATGAACACTAGAAACCCACTAGACTCATTTAGAAGGTTTGATGAAACCTTTAAAGCAGATCCAGAGAAGGTTTATTATATTCATGCTGACCTTGCACAAAAACATGACAAGTGTGCCGTTGCCATTGCACATGTTGACAAGTGGGTTAACATTCAAGTTATAAAAGATTATGAGCAGGTAGCACCAATTGTAGTTGTTGATGCCGTTGCCTGGTGGGAGCCAAGAGCAGAAGGACCAGTTAATTTATCAGAAGTAAAGCAATGGATTATTAATCTTCGTAGAGAAGGTTTTAATATTGGCATGGTTTCTTTTGACCGTTGGCAATCATTTGATATTCAAAATGAACTACAAGCCGTTGGAATTAGAACAGAAACCGTATCTGTTGCTAAAAAACATTATGAAGATTTGGCTATGATGATTTATGAAGAGCGTGTTGCGATACCTATGATTCCAATTCTGCTAGAAGAAATGTCAGAATTAAAAATAATGAAAGGCAATAGGGTTGACCACCCTCGCAAAAAATCAAAAGATCTAGCCGATGCCGTTTGTGGGGCGGTATTCGGAGCAATATCTCATACACAAAAGACTAATAATACAGAGATAGATGTCCATACTTGGAGTTCTTCAACTCGACTTGCGGAGAAACAGCAACGTATGGTAGAATTAGATAATCGAGAAATGCCTGACGACGTTAAGGATTTCTTAGATAAACTTAACTTAATATAAAACAAACAAGGAGAAAAATGAATTCATTCAAGAGGATAGCACTTGTTACGGCTGCAGCAGTAGCAAGCACGTTCTTTGTTGCAATTCCACAGGCTCAAGCGGCAGTAACTAACGGATATGTATTATCCGATTCGTTGGCTGCAGGTGCTCGTGGTGTAACAGTGTTAGCAGACACAACCAAAGCAGAGGCTGGAGTAAATGCAGTAGTTGCATTAACAACTAGCGAATCTTTGGCTGCTACAGCAGATGACAATGTCTCACTAGAG